AAGTTAAGGAGGGCAAGCTATTGGTGTGGGGACCACTTATTCTTGGTCGACCAGACCAATCAAAACATTATATCTTTGGTATTGATACGTCTAAAGGACAAGGGGCGTCAGAAAGCGTTGTTTCAATTAAATGTAAAGAAACCAAAGAAAAAATAGCGAGATGGGCAGACGCAAACACACCCACACATGAGTTTTCCAGGATTGTGGTTGCTCTTGCTTTATGGTGTGGCGGGGCATTACCAATCGGATTGCCTTTTCTTAAATGGGAAGAAAACGGTCCTGGTTGGGATTTAGGACGGTTGCTCGTTAAAATTTTTGGTTATCCGTTTTATTATATAAATGAACGCACTGGAGTTGTTGGAAGTGGTTTGCCTAAGACTGCATTAAAGTATGGTTGGCACGCAAACACCCAGGCCAAGAGCGAAGTATTAGCATTATATAATAGGGTTCTTACGTGTGGTGGATATATAAACCATGATAGAAAGGGCCTTGAACAGTGTAAAACATATATACACTATCCCGGAGAAGGATGTGGTCCCGCTCAATTACAGTATGAAAGTAAATCAGCACGTAAACTTCATGGAGATATTGTGATTGCGGATGCCTTAACACTGGAAGATGAAAAGATTCAAATTAAAAAAAATAAGAAAGAGGCAGTATTCCAGTCATTCGATTGGCGTTACGAACAATTTAAGAACAAAAAGAAACCTATAAACAGTTGGCAAAAGCGGTACGATTTTTCTGGTGTTAAATGATATTAGAAGCGAGTCCAGTTAAAGTTTCACGTTTAGTAGAGTTGGGGTTTGAACGATTAAAAACATATCGTACAGCGAGAGCGAAATTTATCTCTGAATATGCGGGTCAATATTTTACTGAAATCTCTGGTTTGACAGGCGAAACCCCTATAAATTTGATGTTCTCTACTATACGGGCGTTTGTACCTAATCTTGTGATGAACAATCCTATTAACAAAGTTACAACTGAAATTCTGGAAATGAAGGACCAGGCGTTTTTGTATAGTATGGCGTTGGATAGACTCCATAAACAAATGAAATTGAAAAAGATATTACGAGGATGGGTTACTGGGGGTCTGTTCGGACTTAGTGTTTTGGAAACGGGTCTGTGTGCGTCAGATAATATTATAGAACTTGATGATGTAGACCTTGACCCAGGAATGATATTTACACAGTCAATAGACCTTGATAATTGTACTATGGACCCTGTTTGTACAAGTCTTGATGAGGCGGGGTTTTTTGGACATATTACAAGAGTAAGACGAAGTATTCTTCTTGAGATTTCAGGACTTGATGAAGAACTTATAATGCGATTGCCCAAATGTGAAACTAAATCAATAAATAAAGGGAATCGTGTTGAAGATTTAAGTAAGAGAAATATAATTGCGTCTGAAGTTGCAGATATAGAAGACTATGTTGAAGTTGTAAAGACGTGGATTCCAGATGCAAACGCAATAGTTTATATACCAGACCCAAGAGTTGTTAAATTTGATAAATTTATTGGTGTTAAAGATTTTTATGGTCCTAAGACCGGACCATATAATTTCTTATCCCTTACACCACCGATTCCTAATAATCCTTTACCTATTTCACCTGCAAGTATATGGTATGATTTGCACAATATGGTGAATAGGGTAGCAAAGAAATTGATGAAACAGACAGATAAACAAAGGGATGTGTTTTTCTATAGACCTATGTATGCAGATTTAGCACAGGACTTGGTAGATTCTGAAGACCAAGATTGGTTGGCCTCTGATGATCCCAACGCCGTTAATAAACAGTCAATTAGTGGGCCTAACGCTGATAATGTTAATATGTTGAATCAGTTACAGGTATGGTATAATTATATAGCAGGTAATCCAGACCAAATTTCCGGATTAAAACAAAATTCGACTACTGCTACACAGTCTGAGATTTTACAAAGTAACGCTAATGTTACTATAGAGGATTCGAGAGATATTATTGAAGATGAGACTGTGGCGGTTACTGAAAAACACTTGTGGTATCTCGATACTGACCCGTTGATAAACATGCCGTTTATTAAACGAGAAACAGGTGGCAAAGAAATACAATTGTGGCTTACGCCGGAACAGAGACGTGGTAGTATGGCTCAAATGACCTGTACTATAAAACACAGGTCTATGCAGAGACTTGACCCAACTATACGAACTAAACGGATATTTGAATTCTGTACAAACATAGTTCCTGCTGCGTTTACATCATTACAAATAAGTACGCGGGCTGGCGTTCCTTTTAATATTAGAAAATTTATAACTAATGCTGCTGAAGAAATTGGAATAGGTGATTTTGTGGTAGATATTTTTGATGACCCAGAGTTTCAGAAAAGATTATCTATAATGATGCAGTTAAATCCTGGGAAGGCAGAGATATTAAATCCAAAAGCAATTGGGCAAAATAAAGGATTTCCTATGTCCCATTCAATTTTGACAGGAGAACAAGAAAGCAATCAATTTGCTCAACAAACTGCCGGTGAAGGGCAACAAAGGAGAAATAATTTAGATGGCTACTAAAAATTGGGCAGAAGGTTTAAAAGATAAAAGCAGATATTTATTGTATTATGAAAAAGAGAAAAGGGCCGGACGACAGGGAACGGCACAACCGTTTGGAGTGTGGTTAAAAGCACAACAAACTGTTGGTGGTGAAAGCGCATCTCCACAAACCCGAAGACAGACAGAAACTTTAAGTAAAGGTGATGCTGCTGAAATCGCAAAACATTTTGGAAAGAAAAAGTAATATGCCGTTGTACAGTTTTTATTGTTCTGTTTGTAATAAAACAACACAGATTGTAAAATCTATGCGCGATGATACTATACCAGAGTGTTGTGATAGAAAAATGATACGGGACTTGCGGATAGATTTACCTATGGTTGGTAATCGTGAATATACCAAACCATTACATTCTGACGCTCTTGCGGTTAGTCCGGCACAGGTAGAGGAACATAAAAAATTATTTCCCGACGTTCCTCTTGATTCTGAACGTAGACCTGTGTTTACTTCATTCTCTCAACACGATAAATACTTAAAAACCTGTGGGTTTGAAAAACTACCACAACGTAAAAGACGGTCGACAACAAAGATAACGTAGTCTTTCTTACCTCGACCATAACCTTAAACAAGGTATATAAAATGACAGATATAGTAAAGCAAAAAGACGAATTGGCAAAGGAAAAATTAGACCCAACAATAGAGGAAAAAGTTGCAGACCGTTTGGCGTTGGTCCCTGGTATGTTAGATGAGGAACAAACAGATACAGACGAAGAACCAGAAGTAGATGAAAAGGAACAAGAAACTACAAAGGAATTGGAACAAGAAACAGTCGATGAAGGAACAGGATTAGAAAAAAAATCTGATAAAGTAGTTTTACCTGAAAATTTCCGCCGTGCAGCGATTCACCAGGGTTGGTCCGAAGATGAGGTTTCTGAATTTTTTAAAGATAATCCAGACCGAGCGTTAAAGACCTTTGGAAAAATTTATGATTCTACTAATTTCATTAGTGAACAAACTGCCGCATTAGGTAGATTGGTTACAAAACAAAACCAAGAAAAACTTGAACAGGAAAACAGACCCGTTAAACCAAAATTCAAAGATGCAATAGAAGGACTCAGAAAAAAGTACGGTGAGGAAGACCCGGCTCTTGTAGATATTCTGGATGTTATTACTTCCCAGAATGAACAATTATATGAAACCATTTCAGGATTGAAAGGACAAGGGCAACCAAAAGTATCAGAGGAAGATACGAGAATGTGGCGTACTATAAATGGATTTTTCAATGGACCTGATATTGCAGCGTATAAACTGTTTTATGGAGAATCTAAAGGCAGTGATAATTGGCATCAGGAATTAACTGGTGAACAAGTACAGAATAGGATGAAAGTTCTGGAAAAAACCGACCAAATTGTTGCAGGAACACAGTTTCAAGGAAAGAAGATTGAGTATGAGGATGCACTATTGCAGGCACATTTGGTGGTCAGTGATAAGGTCAGGGAAACCGGTGTTAGAACGGACCTTATCAATAAAGTAAAAGAACGGAATAGAGGACTCACAGTAAAAGGAACTCAAAAGGCGGTAGTAGAACAAATTAGTGCTAAACGAAGTGAAGATAAAGCACTTGAGACTGCTAAAAGAGGACTTAAAAAGTTATTTGGAATGAGTGATTAAACAGGAGAATAAATAATGGGAGTTAAAAACGTAGATTTAGCTGATTTGATTGCAGAAACCCTGAACTATTTGCCCAAGCAAGAGTTCGAGGTTGCCTGGACAAATCAGAAGTATATTGCTTGCCGTATTTATCAAACCGATAGAATGGTAATTGACGGTGGCAATGAGATTGAACGAAAAGTGATGTTGAGTAATACTGGTGCTGCACATTATCGCCGGTCGTATGATGTAGATAATCCGCAAATTGGTCAAGTGATGCACACCATTAAGGTCCCGTGGACCCAGTTATCAACAGATTATTCGTGGGATAAGTTTGAGATTCTGCGGAATAAAAATTCGGCAAGGGGATTTGTGAATCTGATGAAGACCAAGAGAATTGATGGTCTGTGGTCTCTGGCAGATTTGATTGAGGAACGATTCTGGAAGACACCTACAAGTGCAACTGATGACTTGTATCCGTATGGTGTTCCGTATTACCTGCGTATGTTGGATGCGGATTCTGTAACTGCTGGATTCGTAGGTAAGACCATTCGTTATCAGGATGGGACAACTGGAACAGTTTGTGCTAATATTGATGCAAATACAGAGGCGATGTGGCGGAATTATGGTGATGTGTATACGGCAGTTGATAATTCTCTATTGAAGAAAATTCGACTGGCAATTATGTACACTACATTTGAGTTGCCGCCCATGATACCGGACCCGTCAAACACTCAGGAACGTGGTAAGGGTATCTATTGTGATTTTGATACTGCTGCGGCCTTAATGGATTTGGCAGATGCAAAAGACGATAGACATACTGGCGGTGAGGTTCTTGGGAATATTTCAACTAAGGATGGCGGTGTAACAATTAACCGTTTGCCCGTAACCTATGTTCCACAGTTGAATAGTGTAACGGATGTTGTAACGTCAGACACTACTTCTCCAATTTACTGTGTAGATTTCAGCCAGTTTGTACCGTTTGTACATGATGGTTATTGGATGGAAGAAACTGAACCGATGTGGGATAGGGGACAGCACACGACCTTCACGGTTTTTATTGACGGAGCTCATAATAATTTTCCAAAGAACGTCAGAAAAATGGGATATGTTTTACACAAGGCTATTACTTCGTAATTGATGTTAATTTAATGTTTAGGAGAATATAAACTATGGCAATGGGAAAAACAAAAGTTAATTATTTAGGCCGAGAAGGTCTAATTCAGAGTAAGGATGCACCCGATTATGGTTTTGTCTATGAGTCGTCTTTGACAAAAGACCCGACCTATAATTTGGGTGACAGAGTGGTTTTACCAGATGGTCGTGAATACATATACGCAAAAGCCGGTGTAGCTATTACAAGTGCCTATCTTGACTATGCTCTTTATTTTGCTGCAACGATGAGGAGCGGCTGGTATGTAACAGGTGCCACTGCTGCTAAGGGCGACAAAGAGATTACTATGACGCTTGCTTCGGCTACTTTGGATGAATTACGAGGTGGGTATATTGTTCTGTATAAGAATGGCGTTGCCAATCAGACTGTGCGTGGAATAATTGGTAATACGGCTACTTCTGGAACTACTGCAACAATATATCTGGACGGGGCGTTGCCTCACGCGATTGTTTCTGCTGATGGTGTCGAACTTATCGCAAATCCGTGGGCTGATGTTAGACCTGCTTTTGCTTCGGCCAGCATGACAATTTCAATGTGCGGTTTTGGAGAGGTTGCTTGTGCTGCAAATTCTTATATTTGGGTTAAGGTTGCAGGGATTCATAGAGTTTCACAAGCTGCTGCACCAACTAATTATGAAAGAAGTGTTTATTTTTCAACAAATGGAAATACCAGTCACCGTGGTGATGTAGGTACTGGTGTTCTTGACCAACGCGCCGGAACTCTTATTATACCTGGTACAGACCAGTCAGCGTTTATCCATTTGCAGAGGACCATTTAAAGTTTATCGAATGGAGGGGGATATTTTGTCCCCCTCCTTTGGAGAAAAGTATGAATATCGACCAGGCTTTTCAGACATTACGGGGAATACTTAGAAAATTAAATATCCCTTTAGACGACCATGAAGTCTTGCAACAGGCATTGTCAATACTTTATAATGGGGCGAAGGAGAATCAAGAAAGTGAACAAAAAAGGGAAAATGGAACTGGAACAAATATTATCCCAATTAGATAACTTTGAAGAGTGTGAAGTTCCATTGAATGAGGTTACGGTTGAAGATATTGTAGAGGTAGATAATGAGTGAACCCAGTTCAAGTTTTTCTTGTTACGATTTAATACTGCGTATAGCTGAGGCCGCCGGAGTTTGTTATTACGGGACATCTGGACAGGAACGTGCCTATATACCCATAGGCGAAGATTCCCTGCAAAAATGTAAAAGGTGTTTAAATGACGGTATAAAAATGTTTATGGCGGACGCACCCCCACTTGGTTGGAGATGGCGTAATAGAATATGCGAAATTACGTTTACAACTGTTCAAACTACAGGGACGGCAGATACAGGAACAAATGCTACACACCTTATTGACCTTAGTTTAGCAAGTACTTACACGACTACAGACCAAATAAACGGTTATTATATTTACATTACTGCCGGAACAGGTAAAGGCAGTTACGCTGTAATTACTGCGTATAACAAAACTACAGGTGATTGCACTGTTGCAGATTGGCTTACTGAAAACGGAGACCCTGGCGGAACAGACCCGACAACTGGGAGTTCTTTTTCTATAACTGGAGTACAGACGGTTCAGGGTGATAAGGCAAGATATTTGTTACCGCAAGATTGTACTGGGACAACTGGTCCTATTACTTATGCTGCTGGTTCTAACCGTGGTTCTATGATAGGTTGGGCACATGAGGCACAGGTGCGTAGGATGCGTGAGACAGTTGTACAGACAGGTTATCCGCGTGTTGCGGCAATTAGACCGTATGGTTCGAGACGATATGAATTGTTTATTGACCCGTCTCCGACTGCGGCAGATACAGTTATATTTCCTTATGAAGTAGAGTTTAATAGTCTTAAAATAGAATCTGGAACTGCTTTTAATGGTAGTGCAACTGTACTTGTGACTACTGATAGTCATATTTGGAAATGTTTTCCAGATGATTATTTTAATGGGTGGACTATATATGTAGTTAGTGGGTTAGGAAAAAACGGATACGCAGTGATAACAGATTTTAATGCGGATGACGGGACTATGGCTACTTTTACAGTGGCAAAATGGCTGGCGGCAGACGGTATTTCTACTAATCCGTCTCCTGGATTGAATAGTATTTACTATCTTGAACCAGTAAATAATAGACACCCCGCTGGAGTGGCGTTTGATGAAGTTATTTTATCTGCATGTTTGGCAAAGACACAAACATATTTTGATAATATTCCTGTAGACTATCTTGGAAAGTATATCAACAAAGATTTACCAAAAGCCTGGGAAAAAGATATTAGACTTGCACCTAAGAAACTTACAACACATAGAGGTTCAGAAAGAATGTGGAATGACATCGCATCGAGCACTGTGTCCGGTAGCGAAACTACATTTACATAATTTGTATTGCTGGGATTTATAACCCCAGGAAGGAGGCTATTATGCCCGCGAACAGAGAAAGTTTTGGTTGGTACATTAAGAACATGATTAGAAGTGCAGTCCATGTTTCTGGTACTGCTGCCGGTACGGGTCCAAGTCCAGATTTGTGGGCGGGTGCACCTGTGTTACAGACAATGTTGGACCCGACAGAAGGATTTTATTATTTTGATGATTTCATGGGGCAGATTACTCCGACAGATGATGTAGGTTGGGCAATTACACTAACTACATCTGGTTCGATTGCCGGTGTAACTACTTTACAAGGTGGAGCAATTAAGTTCGATTCTGCCGGCAACACTACTTCTGATGACGGTATTGAGGCACAATTGACAAATTGTATGGTTAAACCTGCTGCCGGAGTTAAGATTTGGTTTGAGGCCAGAGTGAAGATGAATGACGCAACAGACCTGTATTATCTTGGTCTGGCTGGTGTGGATACTACACTCATGGCATCTGGTGTCGTTGATGATGTAGTAGATAAATGTGGTTTTTACCATGAGGCGGCAAGTACAGATAATAAAATTTCAGCGATTAGTGCCCGAACAACCGTTGAGGAAAAGTTCACTGATATAGGTACAAATGAAGACGATACGTTTGTAAAACTTGGTTTTATGATTGACGGTCTTACTGCTGTATATTTCTACAGGAATGGGGTCCTTGTTAAGGCGGAGAACACCGCGGCTAAAATTCCAAACGCAGTAATGTGTTTGAGTGCTGTATCAAAGATTGAAGTGGCTGGTGCAGATGCCGAAATGACTTGGGATTGGGTCCGTTTGGTACAAGAAGGGGGAAGGTCAACATAAAGATAATCACGACCGCCTCTGTTAAATGGACTGAACGTTGTTAAAAACATGCGGTAGACCTGGGTGGCTAAGAACCACCCAAGACGTAATTATAAATAGATAAGGAGATATTAAAATCGAACTTTTATTTCCCGTACTTGGTTTACATCGTGGGTTTCCGACATCTAAACAGCCACAGAATACGGCCTATAAAATGAATAATGTTCGACCATATCACGATGGGCGTTTACGCGGTGGACAAAGACCGGGGTTAGATAAATGGGGTGCGGGTACATTGTGTGGTGCAGCAGAAGAACCGATAGTGGCGATGTGCGTTGTATCGAGTGTAAGTTAATATGGCAACAAAAATAATATGGTGGAATGGTAATATAGGTGGTTATCCATCTGTTAAAGATAACTATGTTGCCGAAAGAGGAGAAATTTTTACTGTAACAAGTTCTTGGAATATAAGTTATGTTGTAATGTTAATGCGTAGGGTAGGAACAGCCGGTAATGTAACAGTAAGTATTTATTCGACATCAGGAGGTCTTCCTACTACATCTTTAGGGAACATTGTTGTCGATGCAAGTGGATGGAGTACAAGTGCTTCCAATAAAACTTTTACATTTACTACTCCAATATCAATAACACCTGGAACTTATGCCATTATAGTTAATCATTCTGGAGGAAACCAAAATAATTGCGTACAATGGGGAATGTCAGGTGTAGGGTCTGGTTATCCTGGAGTTTTATATCGGTATTATGAAGACCCGCCTGTATGGCATGTTGGTACCTTAACTGTATTTGATTATCGAGTATGGGGAGATTTAACCCCTCCAGAAAAACCTATAAATCCTACACCGGTGAATGGTAGTACAGGAATTGATTTTTCTGATTTTACTTTAAGTTGGGAGAATGGTGGTGAAGCAACTTCCTATGATGTTTATATAGGGGTTTCTGGAAATTTAGTTGAAGTTTCTACGGGACAAAGTGGAATAACTTATATTACAAATATAGATGAAGTGCCATATAATCAAGTAATTTACTGGCGTGTAGACGCTGTAAATTCTGGTGGTACGACTACAGGAGATGAATGGAATTTTGATGCACGTCCAGAAAAACCTGTAGTTCCTACGCCATCTTATCAAGCGACTGGAATAAGACTTAGTTATCCAACAATTAGTTGGGAATCAGGTTCATAAATGGCAGAGACCTATGATGTATACTTTGGAACAGTTTCAGGAAGTCTTACAAAAGTATCGTCAGGGCAATCTGGGTTATCTCTGGCAATGCCAGGATTGCCACTCGATTACGGTATTATATATTATTGGCGTGTAGATGCAACAAATGAATATGGAACAACAACTGGTGATACATGGTATTTTACTTCAATAGCATTTCAACCGCCAGTTTTAAGTTGGGACCCACCTAATATGATGGCAGTACAAAAGAGGTTAGTTGTGGCGGCGGGAAATGTAGTCTGGTATGAGGAAAACTAATGACAGTTACTCTTACTGACGTTGTAAGTTATAAACGACTTATAGTTTGTAGCAATGATATTCTTTGGTATGAGGATACTTCTGTGCCTGGAACAATGTTAGAATTACCGGGTTCTAAAAACGATATTGATACCTCTGATATGTTATCAATGTGTGAGGGGTATCAAAAAGTATTTATTGTAAATGGAACAAAGTTTAGAGTTGCAGATTTTGTGAATGTTAAACTGACACATACTGCACTTGGAACTGCCCACGCAAAAGGCGATGTCCTTACTCAGGCAACAAGTACAGCTACTATGATAGTTGATTTTACTAACACAGCAAAAACCGCAACTTATGGATATGTAACTTCGGGTACATTTAGTACAGCATATAGTATAACTGGTTCGGGTTCCGGTACTGCATTTACACCGACTGGTATCAATGGGATGTTGACCCATACAGCACTTACAGTAACGCATACTGCTGGTGATGTTCTTACTCAAGATACGACAGGTGCGAAAATGACAGTCGAGTATGTTGATGTTGCCAAAACTCATACTTGGGGTCAGATTACAACTGGAGTGTTCAATACCACAAATCATGTAGATACTAATGGGTCTGGAAGTATATTTACTCCTACCGCAACAAATATTAAACCCCCAAATTGGTATACTTGGACTGTTTATCCTGGTGGAAGTTCTGGAACATTACCAAATAAGGCATATATTGTTTCAATGTTCCGCGGGTCTATTTATCTTGCTGGTAATCCAGAATATCCTAATCAGTGGTATAAATCCAGAACTAATAATCCCTGGGATTTTAACACGAGTGTTTCAATTTCTGATGCACTAAGACCTATGCGTGGTGGCGTGGGTGATATGGGCGAATCCCAAGATATTATTCGAGCACTTGCCCCATATCGTGATGACTACCAGATAATAGGTGGTGCAAATAGTTTATCTATTATGACTGGAGACCCGGCAGAACGCGGTTCTATAAATAGTTTGGATAAATCAACAGGTATATTTGGGTCTACAAGTTGGTGTTGGGGACCTAATGGAGAGTTCTATTTCTGGGGGCACAATGGGTTTTATGTCGCTACAATTCCTGGTAGTATTACTTGTATAACTGCAATCACACTCCCTAATTTAGTAAAAGATGAAATTGCCAGTCCCACTACACATCGTATTTCTATGGTGTTTGACGTTTTACGAAATGGAATTTTAATTTGTATTACTAAACTTTCAGATGGGACAAATTCAAATTATTTTTACGACTTGAATGTAAGAGAAGGATTAGTTCCAGAAACATACCCAGAAGAATGTGGAGTATATTCATTATTTTATTATCCTGCAAATGTACCCACTTATGCAGATTTACTTGTAGGATGTAAGGACGGATATATTCGTAAATTCGATGAGACTGCTAAAAGTGATGATATAGGTGCGACTGATGAGGCAATTGATAGTTATGTTGCTTTTGGCCCGGTGCAATTATCTAAAGACCTGGAAAGTTCTTCTATAAGTAATATATCTGTAGTTACTGGAGGTGGTGCAACGAGTGGAACACACACAGATTCAAATGATGTGGTATTAAAAGTATTTGTGGCGGATACTGCCGAAGAAGTAATGGAAAAACTTGATGCAAATTCTACTCCTGATTTAGTTAAGACTATGAATAATTCTTGTAAAAAAACAATGAAGGATAGTCGTAAAGTGCGTGGAACATATGCCGGTGTTCGTGTTGGAAACGACACTGTTGCTCAAACTTGGGCGTTTGAAAAATTGATTTTTGAAACGGGGAATTAAAATGCCTTTTGATGAAAACGGTAATTACGTTATATCTCCTGGATTGCAACAGTGGGCCAATACAGAAAACGCTCGTATACGTGCAACTAATACCCAGAACCAACTCGTTGGTGTTGCACGACAAATGACTTCTGCTATTGCAAAAAATCGTGTAGCAGAAATAAAGAAAGAAAATGCTGCGTATCAAAGACAAAAAACAAAGAGTGTATCGTCTGGTATGCAGGCATTGATTAGTGCAGGTCTTGGTGGTTCAACTGCACCAGGTTCTATGGAACTTGGTTATGAACAGGAAGTTGGCGTGCCCTTTAGAGAGGCACAGGCCGCTGAAACAGCACGTACAAATTTAGGTGCAATACAATTGTTTGGACAGGCACAGACCGCTGGTGTTACAGGTAGCGGTGGTGGTGGTGGCGGGGGTGAAACGACTACACCGCAACTACAAACTGGTTTAAATATAGCAAAGTCTATGACTGGTGGTACTAATTTAGGTGGAGAATTGATGCCGTCTTCTGCGATAGATGATATGAAAATACAGTTTGCGAGTTTCTTACCGGCATCACAAGAACAGGTTGCAAAGTCTAAAGTTGAAACACCAGAAATGTTAGCGTCAATCGCAGGGTCTAAAATTCAACCAGGAATAATAGGTAAATCGTATTCTACACCTGTTGCACCTTATCAAAATATTAGTTCAAAATATAAGATTAACACTTATGCACAATGGAAAAACGCCAATCCTACTGGAACTGCGTCTGAGTATCTTAAATATTATAATAAGGGAAAATAATGACGATTTCCAGTAGAGTAAAAGTTGGTGATTGGAACTCTGTTATCCACGCAATCAATGATATAGATAGATTACTTGGACCACTGAGTGCCCCTACATTTGCAGACGTAACACTGTCTTCTCCATTAACAGTTCCTAATGGGGGTTCTGGTGCGGTTACATTTACTGACCATGGAATTTTACTTGGTTCTGGAACTGGGGCATTTACAGCACTTAGTTCTGCGACTAATGGACAAATACCTATTGGAAGTACAGGATTAGACCCTGTATTGACAACAATTACTGGTACAGCAGACGAAATAGATGTAAATAATGCTGCCGGTTCTATTACTATAGGTCTTGTAAATCCTTTAATAGTGGGAAAAGGTGGTTCTGGTGCAATAACATTCACAGATGGTGGAATCTTACTTGGTTCTGGTACGGGGGCTTTCACTGCACTTGGTCAAGCTACTAATGGTCAATTACCAATAGGTTATACAGGTGCAGACCCAACATTGGCAACATTAACTGAAGGTGAAGGAATTGATATAACTAATGCTGCCGGTAGTATTACTATTGCAGGAAAAGATGCTACTGTTACAAATAAAGGTATTGCATCTTTTTCAACCGATGATTTTACAGTAACTAACGGTGCAGTAGTAATAAAAGATTCTGGTATTGACCATGATGCCACAACTAATTTTGCATCTGACGAACATATAGGTCATAGTGGAGTATCTATATCTGCGGGTACTGGTATGACAGGTGGTGGAGATATTACTACTACTCGGACATTAAATTGTACTATTACACAATTTACAGCCGCTAAGGCCCGTGAAAGTATATCTTCTTCTGCAACAGGATTAACTTATACAAATACAACAGGAGTGTTTACTCTTACTTCTGGATATGTAATTCCAACCACTACACAGGAGACAAACTGGGGTGCGGCATATTCTCATGTATCAAATAATGGTACAGACCATTCTTATATTGGTCAATCTGTAAAATCTACTGATAGTCCTGCATTTCTTGGATTAACAGTTGATACAGATACTCTACTTGTGAATAGTACGCTCCACACAATAGGTATTGGAGTTACTCCAGTAGCAGGCATAAAATTATTCTCCTATGGGGCGTCACTTGCTAATGTCGTGGCTTTATTTGGAAATAATAGTGCTGTAGATGGAGCAGATTTATATATTGCCGGTAATTCTATAAATTGTGGATATAATTACAATAATGATGATGCTGCGTACGGAATAAATTATAATGGTTATCAAAACGGGGCAACTCGATTTAGAGACGTTTATTTTTGTGATGGTAAAAACACTGTTCTGATGTTTGTTGATGGTAGTGCTGGTAAAATATCTATTGGTTATGGTGGTGCTGGTATAACAGAAAAATTAGCCGTTAATGGCAAGATTAGAGCAGATACTTGTTTTAATGTTAATGGAACAGATGGTGTCAGTGGTAGTTTTACTACAGTAGATTTGAAAACAGTAACAGTTGTTGGTGGTATAATTACGAGTATAGTATAGGAGACAAAATGCCTGGATTACCGTTTCAAGGTTTGCCAACCGTTGTTTTGCGTGAAGGTACAACCATGCCATTATCCACATGGACTGGTCCGAAACAAACCCCATATCAACCAACTGGTCAATATAGAACGTCATCTACACAACAGGGACAATCTAATCCTATATCTAAAATTGAAGACGAAGTTGCATTTGGACAACAACAAATTAACCGACAGTTTGACCAGGCAAAACATGAGTTAGATGTGCGAACCTATACAAAACCAGAAGAATATATTCAGGCAATAAATGACCTCAAACAACAAGTGGCACACGCTGGATTACAACTCAGACAAAAAGCTGAAGCCAAACTGTTTAGTATGCAACAAATAATGAAACTTGTTGATGAAAAAATCATGCCTTCTCAAAGTGGCCAAAAAGCAATGTGGCGTATTGCTGGTTTGGACGAAGACCAGATTAACGACATGTTGCCTGAAACTAAACCGCGTAACCTTATGCAAGAACATGCTGCTATTGTGGAAGAACAGAATAGACTTTCAAAAATATTAGATGAATTTGCACCAGATAGTAAAGGTGTTTTATACCCATCTATGGACCCTAAAAAAGATTCACACACACCAGATACTTCTCAGGAACCGGTTTCTCCAAAAGATGTAGAAACTTATTTAATGGCCCAAAGATTATATGATTATACTGGAGAAAAAGAAACACAACTTTTTGAAGAAATGTCTCCAGGTTTAAGAATGGCCGTTGCGGGACAGAGAGTGGCTGCACAACGGGTTAAACCAACTGGTATTCAAAAAATAAGTGGGTGGATTGGTAGACATCCATATATTTTTGCTGGACCTGTTGGTGGTACTATGATACACCAACTATCAAAACATTCAGAACAATCTGTTGTGGGTCAAACTACTGGACAAAAATTAGACACTCAAACGGCTAAACAAATTCTGTCTGAAACCGGCGGCGACAAAGAAAAGGCTCGACAGATAGCACAGAGTAGAGGGTATACATTCTAATATGACAGACATTTTCGATACTATTTCGATTGATACAGAACAAACCGCTATTCCAACTAAAACCGACGTTTTCGACCAAGTTGGAGACTTACGCGAGAAAAAGATACAGGTGGCGATGTCTGCATTAAGAAAAATACCTGCTTCTGAATTTGTACCTTATATGGTCACAATGAAGACGGACCCATTTAATATCCGACAAAATCTGGTTAGATTTATAGGTAGAAGACTTACCAAAGACCCAGACACAATGGATATAATATATGAGGCTACTGATAGAGTCCAACGTGAAATGAGTCTTAAAGACCCCAAGAAATACGCTGGAATTGTAGCAGAAATAGGAAAAACTATTTCTGAATTTGCTGTTCTGCCCGGCGGTGCAAAAGTTGGTGAAACCGTAGGTAAACTTGCACTAAAAGGTGCAGGTAAATTTGCTGCACAACAAGCATTACAGTTACCTACGGCAGAAGAAAGTAGATTATCTCCTGAAGAATACCTTAAACGAAAGGCAATTTCTACAGTTGAATCTGCGGTTACGGGCGGAATAATTGGCCCTATTGGTAAAGTTGTTCCGAATCCCTGGGCCAGAATACCATTGGTGACTGGCGGATTTATGACTAAGACTGCTTTGGAAGGCGGTACGCCAGACCAGATACTTGAAACCGGGATTACTATTATAGGGTTTGAGGCCGCGGGATTAGCACAACGTGGACTATATAAAAAGGCTGTAGAATCGGCTGTTAAAAATGACCCTGATTTAGATAAAGTAGAACCTAAAATTCTTGAAGAAACTATTAAAGCAACTATACCAGATAAAATTGGTGAAACCGAAACCGTTTATCACGGTACAACAGTACCAACAGAAATAATTAAAAAAGAAGGCGTAATTGCAGATAAAGAAAGAACAGGAGCCATATCCGCAACTGATAATCCAGAAATTGCTAAGAGATTTGGTGACAATGTAATAGAAATAAAAGTACCGAAAAACAGAATATTAGATTTAACAGATGGTAAAAATGAAGTGCGAATTATACTAGAAGGATTTCCAATTGGTAAATGGTACAATAAAGAAATTACAGAACAAACCGCACGTTTACAAACTTTAATTGGATTTGATGATTTACAACCAGAACAAAAAAAATGGTTAGCTAATAAGGGATATATTGGAATTAAAATACCCTCTCTGGAAGGTGGTAAAGCAAAAGGAACAGAAACAAGATTTGTTGCTAATATTCCGCCAAATATGATTGTCTTTCAACCACTTGGTGAAGTAAAAAAAGTATCAGAGACAAAACCAACAATATCTGAACAACAAGAATCTATTCGTGAATATAATAAGGACGTAACTAAATGGATAGAAGGTGGTAGAAAACCAGAAGAGAAACCTATACCACCTGAAATTTCTATCAAACCAACTATTGAAGCAAAACCTGAAGATTTTGAAAAACCGATTCCATTTGCAGGTAAAATCACTACCATGTCTGTTATCATGGCGGATACAGCAAAAGTGGTAGATGAATTACCGTCAAGAATTACTATCCCGCAACGTATCCGGCAACGTGTATTTGGCCGGGCAATTTCAGAAGGTGTCGCGAAAGTAAGAGCGGTGTTTATTGGTATTGATAATTCTCGGCCCGCACGTATCGAAGATGTTGGGTGGATTTAAAGATTCCGTTCTTACTAAAGTTTTTCGTGAAGACCTTGTTGAGAACGGGGCAGATAAATTCACTGGTTTTCAGGCATCGTTTCATCAGGACTTTCAAGGATTTCTAAAAGATAATAATATTCCTTCTGCACAACTGGCAAAATATAGTAGAGCAATGCACAGATGGTGGATGCCTGTTGAAATGGCAAAAGAGTTTATGGGTAAAGGACCAGAACTTATAGTGTTTAAAGTAAACGGTCGTGAATATGAATTAACACGTGATAATCTAATAAATTTCTATATGCAATTCCGTCAAGAAGCAGGACAAGTATATGCCAAAGAAGAAGGATTCAAAATAAACGGTGTTTATACTGGCCGCCTTGTTAATGCTGAATCAGATTTAAACGCCTTACAACAATTAGTTGAATCTGACCCATTATCTATCAAGTTAATGGACTATTGGTATAATACTGCCGACCCAAAATATTTTAAACCAAATATAAATGGCACATCTCAAATATTGGTAGGTAAAGATATTGCAGTAGAAAGTAAATTTTACTATCCTCTCAATCCTGAAAAAGCGGAACAAGCGGGAAAGAAAACCGGATTTACTTTTAGAGAACCGCCAAAAAGATTTAATCTTTTTGAAGACCAGGGTTTTCTTAATACACGAAAAGGTCCTAAAGGCCCTCTTATTGTAGGTAGTTTCTTTCAAGACATGGAAGACATGGCGGAGGGTACGGCTGAATACATGGCCTATGCCCCCGCGTTGCGAATTGCCAAAACAATTTTAACACATAGACCTACTATAAAAAGTTGGCGTGAAAAAGGTTATGATAAGATTTATGATAACCTTTTAAGAATAATAAAAAATGAAACAGAATTACCAGAACCAAAGGGATGGTTAGAGACTCAGATTTTAAGGACAACACGCGGTGCAACGAGAGCAATATTTAGTCTTCCTAATATTAGGACCCCCGCTATACAAATTTCCTCTACCACGATGTTCGCAAAGGATTTTGAAAAAGCAGATATTGTTGAAGGATTGAAATACGCTGCCGACTATCGTAACTGGGAAAAGGCCATGAAAGATATTCCCTGGTTATGGTGTAGATATTACATGGACCGGGGCTACCGTCTTATTGGTGGAATGGCTGAGACCGCCGGACTTAGTTTACCGATGCAGGGTAAACTGGCAGCAGGACAGGCCGTTGGTATTGCCCTCAAAAAAGCGGACTTGGCCCCCTTTGTTGTACTCTATGGAACGGTTAGGTCAGAATATAACAGAGTTCAATCTGGCAAGGCCGAACCAGGTGAACTGGCAACAAAATATTGGTTTGATAAAGATACAAAATATGGCGTAGATACAGAAGAAGGTTTACAGGCAATCCGTAAACGATTCACTGTTGGTAAACGCGGACAGCAATCATACGACAAGTTTGACCGTTCCGTATCTACGAGTTCTCACGCTACCTTATCAAAAATCTTCTATTTATTCCGGTCATTTCAAGAGGGTGCCCAAAATGCAGGACAAGAAACTTGGGATGATTATACGCACAGTGAAAAGACTGCCGAAGATAAAAAGATTTTTGCCCGAAAAAGTGCAGCTATACTATCGTCTTATGTAGTAGAAAACATATTACGTGATTCCGTAGGCTGGGCAACAGTGGGTCTTTTATCTGGTTCATTAAAAGACAGTAAGAAATGGTATGAATGGGCGACCGATGCAGTTCTGGGACCCCTTGATATGATTCCATTAGTAGGAAATTATATACAGGGTGTTCTTAAACAATTTACACGCACACTTGCACATCAAAAACCAATATATATGGGTCGTATTATGGAACCGTTACCTTTACAGGTAATCAACACTTTGGCTACAGCCCCGGACAATTTTGCCCAATCAATAGGATTTTTCATAAATGGGGAACCAGACAAAGGCAAGAAGTCTCTTATACGTGCAATAAACGCGACTTATGAAGGACTTGCCGTTCCCGCAGGTGTACCAGTATATGAAATTAAACGATTCCGCAAAGCAATAGAGGGAGAGGAACAACCAACAAGTTCAAGACGCAGAAGACGAGGAAGACCATGAACCAAGATGAATGTTTGATAAATATCAAAGTAACGTTAGCCAGGATTGATGAACGTGTTGCGGGTCTTCAAAAAAGTATGGATAACCATCTGCAACACCACGAAACACTGGAAAAAAATATCGAAGAACGATTAGATAGACAGACCGGATGTTGTGTTCTATCTTTTGGGCGATTTATTAGTAAAATTTGGAAACATTAAATAAATTCTTTATATCCAAGTCTTTTTAATAATTCATCAGCCAAATGTTTATGTGCTAAAGCAGCGTTTATAAGTTTTATTTTAATTATATTATGTACTCGTCTATAGTCTTTATTAGTACCGATGTTGTTAATTATTTCTGTTTTGTCTAACGCGATAGAATCAGTGGAATCTACAAACATAGTAAATAATGTCGGATAACCTCTTTTAGAAAAAAATTCTGAAAACCTAACTCCAGGTATACCAAAATTTTGTACGATGTTTTGAACGCATTTATCAAGATTCTCTTGTATTTCTATATTAGTTAATTTATTACTCATTTACTACACTCCTCAATAAATATATTAACCCATTCTTCTGTAGTAAGCCAAGTCCCTAATTTCTTAGTGGCTTTTAATAAAACAGTTCTTCCACTTTCAGATTTTCGACCTTTTGTAATCCAATAGTAAACCATATCAGAACTAAATTCAAGACTGGTTTGTTTCTGAATATATCCAGGAATATCTTTTAATTGAAGCCATTTAATCGTGGGCATATTTCATCAAAACATTTTTTACAAATTAAAAACGATGGTTCGTTATCTATTTGTATAGAAACCGCATCTACAGATTTACCATGTATTTTACAGTCTCCTATTTTTCGGGGATTCTTGATTTTTACGCTCATTTTGGAACCTCTTTAATCCACCACCAATAATACCTTTCATTTCTTGGAACAGAAACAACAATCAATCGCTCTGGTCTGGTTTTGATTCTAACAACCCACCCTGGACTCAGACTGCCTGGAATAATCTTGAAAAATCCCAGGCAGTCTATATTACCATTATCAACAGAGCGTTTGATCGAAGGTGGAAGTTTGGTCTGTTGCATCAACCACTGGAGTAATTGTTCCTGATTGGTTATTTTAAATCGTTTTTGTTGCATTTAATTTTTCTTTGACCTTCGCTACAATTTTCTTTGTACTATTACTTTGTTTTACAAGGAATTTATTTATTAGTTCTTTAGTTGATTTTCCTAAATCAAGTGAGCCAATTACTGTGCCTTCATTCTTATAATCTTGGATTCCTTTTACAATTTCAATCAACGCCCTCCGATGTTGATATATCTGTAGTATAACAAGACCTATCACCAAAGTCAATCCCAAAACAGGCAAAAGTGTAGAATATTTTGCTAAAGTTAATAAAACAGTAACACCTGTAACACCTATAATAGCAATTCGGATACCAATTCCTTGACCCATTACAAAAGCCGCAATACCACCTATAATCATAAAGACACAAATCGGATACATCCAGTCGGTTTTAGTAACTGTTTGGATGATTGTATTAACTGGTGGCAAAGATGGGACTACCGGATTATTATGTGGATTCTGTTGAACAGGAAGAAGACCGCAACCAGAAATATAACAAAGCAAGTAAAAACCTCCAAGTATTATTATTGCCAATCCGAGTGTTATTGAACCTTCAATAATTAAACGAAGTATTTCTTCTTTGTACCTTTTCATTTTATTTCCTCACTTTCTTTCAAGATTATTCTGCACAATTTTTTAATGTTTCTGGGTCCACTTTGAGGTTTTTCATATAATCATAAACTTCTCGTCTTAATTTTCTATAAAAGGCACAATCTGGACGTATACCCGTTGAATTAAGACCATCTAATATTTGACATTTACATAATATTTCTCTAAGTTCATCACTTTTATCACTCATTTAAGGATACCCCATATAAATTCTCAACGCTTCTTGATTTATTTTCATTCCTTTCCAACAAGACGTTTGCTGTCCATTTATAAGTGGGTGACACTCCCGTAATTTCGGAAATGCTGAGTTAACAACACGGGAAAACCACACGCGGTTATAGAGTGTATATCCATTTTCTTGGAACCATTCTTTATGCAAATTATATAATTGTTCTTTTGTTGTAATTGCAGTTACATCAGAGAAATCACAACATTCATCAAGCATAGCTGCAATAGGACTGGTCATCATTTTGAGTTCGTGTTTAGCCTGAGAAGATGAAATAGGTTCTGCAAAATCCCCGCATTTTAACAAACTTTTAAGACCTAATATAGCCCAATTGGCAATACCCGGAAGTTCCTGTTTTAATCTGTCTTTTAAAGTAACATCAGGTTTCGTTTCAAATGAATTATTGAAACATAAGAATAAAATTCTTCGCCGTAATGCCTGTGGATTATCTACAAATCGTGGAAGTTCGTTTGTTTCGTATGTAATACGGGCAGATAATTGAGTAGAATAAGCAGGTTTAAATTTTCTTCTTATAGATATAAGATTCTGTCCAGTCAGACGTTTCAAGGACTGTAAGATATGTCCGCCATCCATGCGTTTGGTAACCTGGTCCTCAGATATAATAGCAGAATATTTTCCTATTAAACTTTCAAGACCAAAAGAATAATTTAAATCATTAAAATCCAAAGCAGAACATCTATCTGTTCCAAGTAATGCTGCGAGTGTACTGGTTACTGTACTTTTTCCAGACGCGGGAACTCCATAGAATATCATCATTCTTTCCCATTTATAGGTAGCAATTAGATTATAACCGAACCATTGAGCGAGTAGTGTTTCACAATATTTATCTCCATTAAACCATTCATTGATAACCTGTCGCCATAATGGACAATCTATTACAGAATCATAATCATAAGGCAATACAGATGTGGAAAATAAATAAGGAGACACTTGAGAAAGTTTCTCTGTATTTATATCTAATATTCCATTTTTAAAAATAACCTGAGATTCTCTATTAAAAACCACTGGAATTGGGCAACCAGGAATTACAAATGGTTCGGCCTCGAATGGTAATTGAGTCTGAGCTAAACAGGCGTGTTTAACTTTTTCAAGTTTTTGTTTGTCTGGAGCATAAGAGACCTTTTTGTTTTTTTCGGGATGTATATACCATTTGTTCTCAAGATATTGATAAAGTTCTTGGGAAAGAATATCATCATCTATCTTAATATAATGATTTTTATCAAATCTATAAAAATCATTCTGAAAATGTCTAAGCAACAGCGTACCATTTACTATATGCTGTTCTAATAGCCATTGATTTGCAATCCCAAGTGGTGACGGATTACTGAGTAAAGTTGGGTCTGTTTGCATATTACCTTGACCTTTTATATATTCAAGTAATTGTTCCCGTTTTAACCCAACTTTTAGCCATTCTCTAAGGTCCTTAACACCTGTAGGCGGCATGACTTTAGTAACAGACTTGCAATATTTACTGAGTTTAGTGAAAGTAAGTTCCATCCCTGTTTTACCAGCCCCGCTATCGTTTTCTCCTATTATAATAGTCTGCAATCCCTGGACTTTCTTAGCAAGCATATCCAGTTTGCCTTCAGCAGACGGACGACCTACGGCATCAAATCCTAAATCATAGGCGGCACAGACATCACTCCAACCTTCGACTATTAAAAGTGGTTCTCGTAGATTCGTATAAATATTCTTATTGGTGTTTCTATGATGCCGTATATGTAAGAATCCAGCATCTCCAATAGGTTTTCCGGTTTCTTTAATGCGAGGGCAAATAACGCAATCAGGGTCGGTGGGATTGTCACTACTAACAAGACACCAGTCAGGCTTACCGCATATAGGACAATTAACACCCGCATCAGAAACTCTAACAAAGTCTTCAAGTAATGAACCATGTTTTTTTACTCCGGTTTTATAATACAAACCGCGTTTAGAATTTTCCCAACAGGATTTTGTTCCGTCTTTGTAACGTTTAAGTAATCCTATTACATTATCTTTTTCATCATATTCAGCAGTAACCCATGCCTGTTCTGCCGGGTAGAATCCTGCACCGATTACTTTAATTGATTCCACACTAACACCAAGTGATTTTGCAAAGTCTTCCAACATTTCTGGAAAAATGTTTGATTTTAAAATTTCAAATAGGTCCGTTAAATTCATACTTTTATCAACTTTGATTTCCAACCGCAAGTACAAATATATTGTTTACGATGTCTAAGTCTATAAAAATGTTCATGTTTGGGTCTATAAGGTTGAAAACCCATTTGTGTCCATAGATATTTGTTTTTACATTTAGGACAAATCATATTTTATAATTCCAAAATCGCCGGGCCGGAGTCGAACCGGCCTTTGTATGTTGCCCTGTGGCCAATCTACCACTAACTCACTGGTTAGAACATCGGCGACAAAAATTTATACCGTTACCGGACGACCTCTACTACGCATCACTGTTCCAACACTAACAAGCATCTTATAAACTGTAACTTGTGAAATATGTAGAGTGTTAGCGATGGACTGTGTACTGCGTCCTTCTGAATAATACTCTACTGCCTTTGCAATTAGTGCATCCCTATCTTTGAATGTTCGTCTTGCCATTACTTTTTTCCTTTCAAATCATGTTTCAAGTCTTCAATTGCATTATCTACTATACTGTTCATATCCTCATACTTATTTCTTACGATGTTATCTTTTATACATTCATATAAATCACCAATGACCCTTGCTACAAAAATTCCTACTGCAATTATAATTATCAATTGTAACATACAAACCCTTTCAACTAAACTGGAGTATCATTTATTTGTTTTATAACAATATCTCGTACTTGTGCCCACAACTCTGGATTCATTTTACTTTCATCACCACCTGGAGCAATTTTAACAACTACATCGCACCAAGTTTCAGCAAGTCGGTCATCTGATAAAGTTTCTGGTTTGTTTTTTTGACAGGCATCCCAGGCTTCTTGTTCAGTACAACCAGTGGGTGTCTTCTTTATAGTTTTCTTAGGCAGTTTTGCTGTTTGTGGCGGTTCTGGACTGCTTGGTCCGCTTGGAATAGGAAGGGTGATTCTTTGTGGTGGTTCTAAATCACCATCAGGGGCACTTGGTCCTGAATTGGTTTTCACCCACGGTAAACTTGGCTTGCCTACCGGTTTAATAGGCTGATTACTTTGTACAGCTTTGCGAAGAACATTGCCGTACTTTGCATCTAACTGTTGAATTTCTTCAGGTGTAAGTTTCTGAACCAACTTACCAGGTTCTGAATCATATAGGTCTATCCCAGCAACCTGAAGGTTTGTAACATCCGTTTTTGGGTTTAGATTTTCGTCTACACGCCATTGAATAGGGATATTAACAAAATCAGTCATGGCAAGTTGCATAAAAGAAACGCCATCCCACCCAAACACTTTCATTATTTGTCGATGGTGAAAAATAACATTCTCGGTCTTGCCAACAATCATAAGATATGCAACTATATCTTGTCCGATAGACTCCGTTTGACTACAGTTTACCCAAATCTTTTCGTCTTCATCCCACACTTCCTCTGCACTGAGAGACAAAACTAATTGAGGAAGGCCACTTGTTCTGTGTTTGCTAAATACTCCTTCCTTTATAGTTTTACTGCGAAAAAATCCTGTTTGTTGTATTGCTGTTGTCATTATTTTAGTTCCTTTCTTGTTTTAAAATTTAATTCCAATTTTGACCGCCTTGATTGGGATTATTTTTGGCTTTTTCATTATGTTCTTCAGATTCACTTTTTTGAGAAAACCTATCAATTTCTCTAAAATCTTCATCGGTCATTGGTCCTCCAAAATCCCACTCATCTATTATTCCACTCATTTGTTCCTCACTTTCTGTTTTGTTGTTTTGCTCTATCATATAAAATTTTAACATTTAATTCCCTGAGTATTCTTATACCCTGTATACTTCCATGACATTCCTTAAATTTTATACCACTACCACAGGGGCATAACCAATTACGACCTGGAGAACGACCACCGATTATCTGTTTAGTTTTTAACATCCAATTTTTCCAATTCTTTCTCAATAAATTCACATTTTGTATCAATATATTCAGACTGTTTTTGTACCCATTTTAAAGCGGCAATCCAACTTTTTCTTGCTTTCCCTCTATCAAACAAATTAGTATGAAACTGTCCTTCTTTTTTAAACCATTTTTCAAATTCATTTTGCATTGAATAATAATCTCCATATAGAATCATCATCTGGATTTTCAAATGGAACTACAGAATGTTCCACTGGTATTGTCCGGGACTTTGCATAGAAATAAGGTTCTGGATGCGTAAAAACTGCACGTTGAGTATCCCCGGCAATTTTACTTTTTTCTACTATTACATTAGAATATCCAATACGAAACACGTGGTCGCACCATTCTATATACATATTCAGGGTGCTTATATCCTTTTCATGCAACAAAGATGGTCCGGCTTTAAGAAATTCTTCGCCTGCGGGATTTGGTTCCTTGATGTTTTTATTTTGGGCTATTAGAATAACATTCTTACCTTGCTGTACAAGTTGGTCACAGTCTTGTAAGAAAAGACGCATAATGTCATACCAATAACGATAACCTTTGTGGTATCCATAATCTTCTATAGTTTTGAAATCACTGCCTTTACCTGAAGGTCCCACGGGACTTTTAGGCAAGGATACTTTTAGGAAAACATAGGGCAGAGCTATACGTTCTATTTCTGTAATATTATCATATACAAGAGAATCATAACCATCAAACAATCCAAGTTGTTGATTTGCCCGGCGGATATTATTGAATGTATCAGTCTCGTGTATAAACGGTGGCGGATTTATAAGTTGTTGCGAACCATCATCGGGGCCAAGAAATACACATTTCGGAGCGAGTTTAGCAAGACTACTTTTACCTATACCAGATTCACCATAGATGAGAATCTTCTGTCCGCGTTTTACACTGTTGCCTGGAACTACTTTGAATTGTTTATTTTTGGTCGGTGGTAAACTCATTGTTTTTCCTCCACAAATTCAAATCCAGTTGGAATATTTTCTGGATTTATTTCTATATTATTACTACATACTTGAGAATATTCACAACGGAATCTCGCATTACACTGCCGTTCACATGAATACCAGTAATCATTTTCTGTTTTGAATTTTATATCCTCATAGACGTTAAGTAATTCATTAGAAAACTTCAACATATTCTGTTCGGTTTTAGCAATCTCTCGTTCCTGATAATAAAATTCTGGTCGAGTAGTTATATCTTGCAAGAGTCTTGCACCAAATAGTTCCGGCGATTCGTAAATTGCAAAGGTTCCTTCTTTTGCACCAGGTTTTAATTGCAGTGGAATTTCGTTTACTGAATATGAACCTAAATCCCCTGGGTCCCCGTCTGGAGATAACCAATTTACATTAAATTTCTGTCCAAAATATTCTCCGGTCTCTATTAACGTTTTACTATCTTTCTGTGTAAGCCATGTCGGGGCAATTTGTGGTTTGTGCCAGACATTATACAACACTTTTGAAATCAGTGGCTCATCTGGAGTAATTCCAAATTCTACAAGCAATCCTCTGGATTGTAAATATTGTGCCACCATCAAATATAACGAAGTCTGTACATCTAATGTTAAATGACTCCAATATGTCTGGTCATCGAGAGATTTACTGGTTGTTTTGAACTCACGAACATATAACTGTCCAAATTCATCCCGAACAATTTGGTCTATTTTACCATGAAAGATGACACCCGGAAATAATTCTATTTCAAATTCATATTCAGATACAAGTACAGTATAATGTTTTTGATAATACCATAAATATCCTGCAAAGGCATTAAGAATTACAGTCCGTTCTACCATCCAATCTTCATAGGTTCTGTTTTCTGGTAGTTCTGAATATTGTTCGTTAATATAATTAGTTATAATATCAAGAACGTTTTCACCTATCTTTCCAGTACCATTACAAATTTGACATTGGGATATTGTAATAATATCATCCATACCAAAATCACTAACACCAGAAATACCTCCTGTTCCTTTACATTCTGGACATTTTTCACCTGATTTCAAACTTATTAACTGTTGAAGTTTATGCCAAATATTTCCACGACGTTGTGATTCCGTATCTTCGACCTTGCGAATACGCCATAAATCATGGTTACGGAAACGCATACAACAATCTTTAAAATTACTAATTGAGGATGCACTAAATTTCATCATTTTCTTCCTCATTAAATTGTATATATTCAGACCCACAATAAGGACAATAATCTTCCATTTCTCCAGTTTCATCAGATAAATCTGGAACCGGTTCGTTACAAGTTTCACCACAGTCTTCACAATACCACATTTTGCACCTCATTTTTTATACTTTTTATATTGAACAGGATTAGACCCACAATGAGGACATTTATCTACTGGTCCTTTAGAAAAATGTAAAAAATAACAGCGGTTTGGTTCATTAAAGGTCTTCTTACAATATTTACAATACCAAATTATTTTTTTACTTTTCATATTTCTTTACAATTTTCCCCTCTGCCGCGATAGGCAAACCAATTGCCCAAGACGGCGGGGTACACATATTTTCTATCATTGCCGCAAGTACATCTTCAGACCCCCATTTTGGAATTAACCCAACAATTTCATCGTGAGCGTGTAAAACTATAGGTATTCCAGCATCTTCCATTCGTAGTATTGCCTCTGCCAGAATATCACGGGCAACTGCCTGGTCCAGGTTCTCTGTAATAGAACCGCCCCAGAGATGACCATGTTCCCATATTAAACTGTTATCACCTTTTCTAATTCTTGCATGAGGATATTTTAATACTCGACCAGACGGTAATTGTACATTTACTATACCACATTCATTCCAGAAAGTAAAGAGAAATCTTTCAAATTTTATAATTTCTTGCGGATATTTTACTACCCATCTGAACGCTTTTTCTATATTAGTCCAAAATTTTGGAATCAAAGGATATTTTGTACGGTATGTTTTAATTAGTTTTTCAATAAAAGCAAAATCATAAGTGCCGTTATCAAAAGCTGGTTTAAGGTCTGAGTTAGCCAAGCACCGGCTATAGAATTTGGTTGTTCCCATTCCATATCCGCAGCCAAGTATCGTATCTTTACCAAAACTTCTTTGTATTGTAAATATCTTTGCAGCATCAGGCGAATCACTTTCACACTTCTTACGCACAATATGGCCGAACAAAGTAGTAGCAAACTCACTATAAATGTCTTTACCATTTGCAAAACCTTTTAGTAAGTCTTCCTGTCCAGCAAACCAGGCCAAAATACGGGCTTCTATTTGAGCTAAATCAACTATTACAAGGACATTACTCATGCTACAAGCAAACCTCGTATTTTAGATAGCAATGGATGTGTACCCGAACCCGCTCGGCCAACGCCGGGTAAATTCTGTAAGTTAATTCCCTCTGTTCCACCAAAACGTCCAGTGTGGGCAGCATAATATCGAAGTGGTACAGCGATTTTACCATTCCAGGCCTTCGCCTGAGCAATCATACCTTGTACTCTTTTTATATGTGTGGGCCAAGACTTTGCTGCAAGTCGGGCCTGTGCAAGATTCCGCACTTCATCTTTGGGATGATTTAACAACACCTGAAACGCCTCGTCTGTTTTTGCTAATGCAGGAATAGAACCCCTTTTACCATATTTCATTGGTGCCCGTTCATTTTCAGGTAGATACTGTTGAAGTATTTCTACAAATTTATTAGAACGAATTGTTTTAATATCCAGATTAACTTTACTGAGTATTTTATCTAATTCCTGTTTCATTTCTATAATAAGTTTATCAGCAAGTTCAAAATCAAAATTCAATCTCGGTTGTAAATACATCTTTGATGTATGGTCAGCAAGTCGTAATTCTGTGTCTGGATTAGATAATTTAGGCAGTAATAATTTAAACAATTCTGTTTCTGCAATAACATCTATTTTGCAATATTCAGCTAATCGTTTTTGTAATGTCGGCGACATTTGTTTATAAGTCAGACCTTTAAACTGTTTAATATCACCTTTTTCAACTGATATATTATAATATTTACACAAATGCTCCAAATCATTATGTCTTTGACTATCTTCATGCCGAGCGAGATTTAAAATGTCTATCGTATATTTAGGAATAATGCCAAAGTGATGAGACAGTACCAAATTATCAAAAAATGAAATATTCTGTCCCACCACTGTACAACGCTCAAGGTTTTGTCCAAACTCATTTTTAAGAAACTTTATAAAATTGATTATTTTGTCGGGCAATATAAAATCACATTTATAATTAGTAGTATCTGAACAGCCATCTGGAATATTACCAAGTCCCAGACCTATAATTTCAAATCTTGAATCAGTAACATATTCAATTGTAGACATTTTTTTCAAACTGTAACTATCGGTCCAGTATGTTTCAAAATCAAGGACTACTACGGTCGTTGGAAAATTAACAGATTGGAGAATTTCTTGCCAGTTCATTCTTCAATAGCATTACAAATGTTTACTATTCCAATAATAAGACTAAACAAACCAAGTATAAAAAAAACAGTATCCTTTTTTATTGCTGAAATAACAAAACATGGCACACAAATAAAACAATTTAACAATCCTAAAAAAAGAGAAATTTTATCTATTTTCATTTTTAAAAACCTCTAAATAAAAACCATTTTTAACATCGCCTTTAAGACCGCATTGTAGATAATATTTATCTGATACACCTTCTACATCTTTTAATATTGCAAGAAATTCAGATTCTTTTCCAGGATTTTTATTCCAATCCCACCAAGACATAATCAATCTGCTCAACAAACAGAAAAACGCCTGTCGTTTTGTACCAATGAGACATCTTGTACCGGCACACAATCGCCCAGGGTCATCAACACCCATCACTTTGACTGCATCTATATAGCGTTCAATATATGGTCTATCAGCAGCAGGTGTTTTATTCAAAAATTTTCGTAATACTATATAAATACGTTCAGAATATCGTTTTTGTTTTTGTTTGAATATAACGTCAATCATTATCCATATCCTCTGTCAGTTTGTTTATTATTAACTGTAAAACTTCCACATCTGTTTTATCTTTAACATCATCAACATGTATTTTTATATCCTGATAAATTCTAAATTTACTTGAAACATAATCAAACTGGGCTATTAAATATTCAGGGCAATCTAAAGCCATAGGCCAATCAAATCCTGTAATATTTTCAAGACGTCTCGCTATATCATATATATATTTGCTGTCTCTCATTATTCATCCTCACTTATTAAAACTATATTACCTTCATCATTAACCTCTATGTTTGTTATCTGTCCCAGACCCTTGATTTCTATAAGCATCTGGTCGTCATATTCATCTAATTCTGTAACCAACTGTCCTTTTGTGTAAATCATCGAGGTTTTCCTGTTCTTATACGTATTTCTTGAATCCGTTTGTTAAATTCTTCATCTGTTCCAAGCCACTGCCCTTGTAGAAACTGCCAACGGAGTTCCCATTCTTCATCTGAAATCTGTCGGGGTCTTGGAGTATCGCCTTTCCCCATTATTTTTCTCCAAAAATTACTCTTTCATAATCATAAAAAGTAGAACCGTCAGTTGTATTTGTATTTTAACCATTATAGTATTTCTCGTTTTTTCCTATCGGCATAACCTCTAAGTATGGTATACCGTTTAAGATAACAGCAGCACTTATAACCGACCGAATGGTGTTGAATTGATTGTAAGCAAATGCTAATTTGGTATCATCACAACCCGCACCTACATCAAGGCCAAACAATCTGGCGTTATGGTTTACGAGGTATTTCAAACCTGCGGCACTATGATAATGTCCGCAAACACATGACTGAGCGGTCTTACGCATCATATTGTAAGCAGGCCAGAGTCCGCCACCGCTATTATGACCATGAACAAAGTGAATATTATCTATATCAAACGACCATTGCCAATCCCATTTTGGAGTATTCCAAATTTCTTGATAAGTTTTTAACATTTGACTTGGAATATTAACTGAGTTAGCAAGTCGAATTATTCTTGAATCATGGTTCCCACAACAGACCTTCATTTTTGGAAAAGCAGATTTCCATTCTTTAATCATTTCAAATGCCTGTTTATACTCGTCAAGAGAATTTGGAAGTTCCGGGTGGTGCTCGTGGAAACTGATTGAATGACTATCTACTACGTCCCCAATATGAAGGACTGCATTACAATGATATTCCTTATATAAATCACGGCAGAATTGAAGAAACTTTGGTCGTACAAAAGGAATATGTGTATCAGGAATTACTAATATTCTACTCATTATTTTTCCTTAACAGTTATTATCACATCTACATAGCGGTCGATTGTAATTGAACCCCGCTCAGTCCGCCAAGTCGGTCGCCATGTTTTTTGAGGATTACTTGCTAAAACTATTAGTTCATAGCAAATAAAATAAAGTGAATGTTCCGGTCCCGTTCCACATTCACCTATAAACGCCGTTTCTCCCGATGTCAGAACTTCACTAAAAGTAGGACAAACTGTACTTTCAATTTCAGGACATATAACTGTGTTCATATCTGTCTCCAATTATTAAATTTCTACTTATAACATCACTATATCATAAATCAACACAAATGTCAAGAAAAATCTTATAATTTTCCTTCTTTTCTTAAATTTTCTAAATCTTCTTTGAACAATTCTAACGTTCTATTAGCGTCTTTCCATCGACTATTCCAGGGTCGGGCAATCAATATTGCATTACCACCGGCTTTATAGAACTCATCAACATTTTCATCTTTATCATCTATAAGTAAAGTTGTCGGTTTAGCATAAAGAGATTTTGGCAAACAACTTATAATAGGTGTGTTCCAACGAACATGTAAATTACAATAACTAAGGTTTCGTGCCAACCATCGTTTTTTACCGTTAATTGTTGCATTAGCGTCTTTCATGGGAACGGATAAAAAATAAATATCTATATCAGGAACACTATACCATATATTTTGTCCTTCTTTTGTCCATTCCAAATTTGCCCAGAAATCTTCAGTACAGATTTCATTAACATCATCTTCTAAAAAACCATGTTCTTCATACCAGTCCCACAACCACTTACCTTCATTAGTAGGAATATCAATAATTCCCAATTTTTTATTTACTTCGCCAACAAAATCTGTCAATACACCATCCATATCACAGAAAATTGTGTCTATTTTTGGTACAATTGTAACAGTGCCTATATAACTACAATCACATTCACCTTTTGTCTCCGCAACAGATTCCCACAACCCACCTTTTAGATAATTTACAGCTTTTTCTAATAATTCTACTGTATCACCTAACGCCCCTATTGCACGGTTACATCTATAACATAATCGACCACGTATTTTGCCAGTTTTATGGTCGTGGTCTGTAGCAACTGCTAAATTATCGCCACATATTTGACATTGTTTTATATTAAGCCAATATTTCGCTTCTGCATAAGAAACATTAAATTTCTTCGAGTGTAAAACAATTCGCCCATGTTCGCTTTTACGATACTTCTTATGCCTTAAATTTATTTCGTTTTTATAAATAGCATATCTGGTTGCTGATACTTTAAGAATTTTATCTTTGTGTTCTTGATAATATTTTTTATTATATTCTGTTCTTGTTTTCATCTTTGTCTCTCAAAATTTCATAAGCACAACCCATAGCATTAAAAATAATGGCCATTAAAGTATCTTCAATATCAACTAATCCGTGATTATCTTTTGCAGAATAGCCTTCATGCAGCAACCATAGTGCTATAACATGTCGCAATAAACTTTCTTTATATGTCTGTTCTGGAATCCCTTGTTTCCAATTATCAAAATCTCTCAGTGTACCATCAGATTGTCGCCTGTGTTTTGATAAATATTCAACATATCGTTGTAATACAAGTGGGGATAGGGCTTTAAGATAGTTTAATTTTCCTTCATCTGTATCTCGCGTACTTCCTGTAGAAAAAGTTCTGATTTCAGTCATCTCATTCTTCCTCTGTCAACAAACAATTAACTAAAGTATTACAAAATTCTGCTAATTCTTCCAAATCTTCGATTGACAAACTGTTTGCTTCGTGTATTATTTCATCTAACGTCACTTTCAGTCTCCTAAAAGTTTAACACCGCATTGAGAACAGTAACGCGGTTCTACTAATAATTGCAGAAATCTTGAATTGATAAATACAATACGGTTCAATTCGTCAGTTGGTGAAATAATCGTATCATTGAATTTATATTCGGGGTAATCTGGCGTTCCTGAAATGGGTAATTTACAATTGATGGCCAAAACTTTCCAACGCCGTCTTATCTCATTTCTCCAATCTATACTAGCCAACGCATCTCTTAATTCCCCGTTTTTGTATTCTGCACTATAACTACCATCTATTACTATAACAATATCATCAATTTTCATCTTCAATTTCCTCACATATATTTCTTAATAGTTTAACTGCACAACATCTACAAATTATAATTCATTGTAGTATATCATATTGCAACACAAAAGTCAAGAAAAAAGTTTATATTTTACAGGCTTCTGTACAACTTCGAGTATCTGTATCAAAATCACATTTATTAGTATCACACTTGTTTTCGTCTCCTTCAAAATACATATTCAAAGGACAAATAGGGTATGGGACGTTTTCTTCTGTATGTTTTTGTATATTGTCGTTGAACCAGCCACAATCAATACAATAAATTTCTTCACCATCATCAGATGTAAAAACTACTCCACCGCACATTGGACATTCATTATAGAAGTTATCTTCGGACATAATATTTACTCCACAACTAACGTTTCGCCTTTTTCTAATATTCTTACGCGATTCTCATCTGGAGACAAAATACAATCAAAAAAATTAGACCAACTTTTTCCTTCATTCGCACCAAGAGTGATTAAATTATTCCCATATCGTTGAACAACCCTACCAGCATAGACAACACTACCAACATAGGTAACACCATTGCCCCATCCAACAATAACAGCAACATCACCATCTTTCATTTCTGATACTGATACTCCGTTTATCGTTTTGTTTGCTAATTTTAACATCGTTGTCTCACTTTCTTGGACAATGAACGCCGTCGTCATCAAAAATACATTCAATAGTATAATAAGTTTCGCCACAAGCCGGGCAAATTAGTTTCATGTTAATCCCCTTTCTAAATATAAGCCAACATCGTCAGTTAAAAACATTGTATTCCCACTTGGTATTGGGTCGCCTAAACAATTAAGAAAGTTTAAGACTTCTGTTATACATAATCTCGACCGGATACCTTCGGTGTTTGCGTTGTTCAAAGAATCAATCACGCGAACCACCCAGTCCAAATCGTTTGTGTGTGAGACTTTTACTAAATCAATTTCGTTCATTGTATTGCCTTTCATTCTAACCTATTGAGAACCGAACCGGGGATGTGATGCGGTTCTCTAAGGGTAGAAAAGAAGGGGTCGAGTATTAAACATTACACGCCGTCAAAAACTTCTCACGGTCAAAACGTGAATTTTGTGTTTCACAAAAATCTGCTAAATGGTTTGCAATATAAAGCCGTTTTTCGTCCATTGTTTCTTGGTGGACGTTTTCTGCCGTTTTGATAACCTCTGCTATTGCCTTAAAATGTTTTCTGGTCAACATCGTTTAATCCTCAATTACAATACCCACAACAAACCGGTTATTATCCCGAACCCATAGGTCCAAACAAGTGGAATGTTTCTACGAGATACAAAATTTGCACTGATTTTTAGAAAAGCATGTACCCACAAACTTACTAATAGAATCTTTATAATTATCAACAACATGATTTTACTCCTTATTTACAACCAAAATAAATACACAAACCTACTATCCACAAAATCACAGCTATTGCAGCAACAGACATAATGTTTTCTTCTTTCATAATTCAATCCTCAATTTTTAACTATTCATATTCCCGCTCTACCAAACGTTCAAAACAATGGACACAAAGTGGAGCATAATTATCAAGTATGTCTAATAGTGTTTTACTGGATATACTCTTTAGACTATCAGCGTTTTTTACAATATCTTTTTCAGAACAAATTAAGTTTTCACTATTGCAATAATCTCCACAATAACCACAAGAGTTTGCAGAGTAACATTCTCCACATATTATCTCATCTTCGCCTTCAATAATAAGGTCTTCGATGCTTTGTATTTCATGCCCACATTTTGAACAAAGAGCATAAACATTATATTCCTGCAAATGTTTACCGAACCATTCTATCAGCCCTTTAAGTAGATAAACATTAGTCTTTTTTGCAAGTTCTAAGAGGGCTTTTTTTGTTTTCAGTTTATAGCAATGGTGTGTTACAATAGGACTTTTTATTCCACTATAAGGTTTATTTTCATCTAATAGATTTAATGCCTGTTCTTCGGTTTCAACCCCGGCAGAACCACTACTAAAAATGTTGTAAAACTTACCTTTACTATCAAAACAGAAGAAATTCCATTCCCAGACACACCCATCATACTCGCCGCCTTGATATTGTACTAATAAATTTTTTGGTTTATTCATTGTTTATCCCTTCAATTAACCACCACCAAACACACAATCCGCAAACTTTCTACCCAACCGATGTTTAGATAACGTACCCCATGTATAAGGTTCGCATTTACATTCTTTCACAATCAACCGTCTGGCTTCGTCTTCAGTACTGGCAATCGCAAAGGCAATTCCTGAAGTATAATCGGGGCAAAAATCATTCCAGACAAAAAGTTTTAGCTCTTTTTTCATATTAAAGCCCTTCAATAGTTAATCTTGCCGTTGTGCCGTGCGAAGAGTTTATTCTCCGTTTTCGGTTTTATCTCTGTATACACGGCACGCGGGCAAAATTAACTTATCTTAGCTCCAAGCCATATACCTATAAACAATACTGCGGCTCCTACAACTATTCCAACACCAAAACTTATACAATAATACATACTTTATCTCTCTTTCAATTAAGGGGTTAAACCGTGTTTGAATTTCAAACGAATTTTACGCCGGGGCCGGACTGGCCGTTGCTTTTTGGCTTTTAGAGTAACGTTGCCATAAGCGTCCTTCGTTGCATACTTCGGATTGTAGTCAATATCATTCATTGTGTATAACTCCTAACAAGTGATGTTTCTTGTACCAAGCAACATTGTTGATTGTTTAACTCTTTAATTTCGTCCACAATGGCAGAAATACGGTTTGACGGACATGTAGAATTGATTGTATCAATTTCGATAATCAAAGTTTTTTCTGGTTTGCCTTGCCAATAGCCTTCACCCTCTATTAGTGTAAACCCATCAAAAAACCGGGTTACAACCTTTGCTACGCCGTCTTTTTGTTTGTTTTCGGTAAAGATTCTATAAAGCATTATTTTTCCCCTTAATTATCCCGGCGTCAATTAACTGCCGGGCTGTGCGACCAAAATATCCCTGTAAACTCCACGCCAAACCAGTATCAACAAGATACTGCCACGCTTCAACAACTTGCTCTTCATTATCAGTTTCGATAAACCCTTCTGCTAATCCAGTCGCAGTATATGCGTCCATATTTTATCTCCTCAATTGTTGTTCTACTTTATCCACAGCCTGTTTTAATGCTAACACAATAGCATCAGCTTGTTCCTGCGTCCAGTCATACTGTTTTCGCAGGCGGCCAAACTGTGCCATGAGTTTTAACTCGTACAAGGCTCGCGTCAATCGCTTACCGGATATACGGACAAATTTATCGGCAAGTGATTCAGTCCCAGTTCCACTATCAACGTGTTCAGCATTGTCGCACGCACCATGTTGTGGGCTATGTAAAACAACATCATTATTATCAATACTATCTTTGTCTGTCACTTCGTCTTCATCTTCAACAAAATCATCTGTTGCTAATTCATAATTCTTACATGGTCTTTTTTGACTTGTGCCCATGTCTTCTTCGGTTTTTGGGTCTTCGCACGTGTCGGCGTGTGCACATTCTTGACAATATCTGCAAAGTAGTCCGGCCATTTTGTTCTCCTATTCATAAGTAACAGATAGGACTTTGTCTAAAACTACCGTTGTGCCGTGCCACATCAGCTCTAAGGCAACGTCTTAACACGGCACGCAGGTAGTGTTAGCTCTTTACTTCTCTATATTCCACAGGTGTTGTCATTAACAATATCGGCTCGTCGCAGCATATAAAAATATGCTCCGGGTTTGCTGTCCAATAATCTCCGGCATTCGCTGAATATTCCGCACCACAAATAGAACAGTACAAAAACGGCCGGGGTTCAAGCGTACCTATTTGCTCTTTTAAGTTTTTTACTTTAACAGCCATGTTTTACCTTTCAAACGCAAATTCCTAATGTGCCGTAGAGCCGGAGGTGAAAGCCGCTACGGCACGAGGGGGAGTCGCGTTTAACGTCCATTTTCAAATTGATTCTTAATGTATGTTAAGCAAGAGTCAAGACTACCACTGAATTCAATCTCTCCATGCCATTTCACTACATAATCTAATTCGCCTTTTTCTAATGTAAATATGGTCTTTTTCATTACATAACCTTTCTATTAAACTTTTCTTTGGATACCGGCGTGCGAAGTTGACATTATGGCAACTCAGACCATGCCGGACACCGAAGAAAAGTTTAACCTATTGAAACTGTCCAGAGACCAGTTTCTCCGTCGTAGCCAACACTTACGCGACTGTGGGCGTCAAGAGCCTTCTTAGCACAGGTATAGGCTTCGTTCTGGTCGTGAAAAATGTACTTAACTAATTGTCTTTTGTCGCACATATTATTTGTCCTCAACTTCTTCAAAATCTGCACATTCACCGCAACCATGGCAATCCGGTCCTGTTCGGTTACCCTCCTCATCGTAGGTCTCAGGCAGCATAACACCATTATCATCAAACATACACATAGTCTAACTCCAAAAACTTTGACAGATTAAGACATGCAACCAACATCTTAATTTTACAGCATAGTGGCTGTCGAGTTAGTCCCCGATTTCTGTTGGCCTTTTTTCACATTATTATAACAGCGGCGGATTTAGTACAGGTCAAAGGCCAGACGTATCTGCTTTGTCCGCCCTTAGCTGATTGCATGTCTTAACTTGTCAAAGACCCCTCTATATACTATTTTGCGGTACGTTGCAAACGAAAAGTAAAAATATTTTACCACAACGAAACAGTGATAAACACAAATAAAATCCAAATTTCTTTGCAAAACATATCGCACCTCAACAGTTAATACGCCCCGGCTCGTGAGCAGGAGCGTAAAGACTGTCATTTTATAATTAACGTGTTAATCAGTATAAATCGAATTGGCAATAAGTTTTAACAATGGGGCTAAAACAAATTGACCTTGCCTAATGACATCTTGAGCTAAATCAGTAATAACAACCGTCCCCATTGTCGGAGCGTGCTCTATTAGGTTAAGCAATGCTCGTTTGAATTGTTTTGGAGTTTTCTTCGTCATTGTCTTATCCTTTCAAAATTATCTAAAGTATAATTGCAGCCGGTTTTTGGCGAACCGGCAAACCGCTCTCCGTTTTATAGTGGTGAGTTAGCTTAACCACTTGCTATATATAATATACGTAATTTTTTAATACTTTGCAAGATAAATTTCAATCTTTTGTATAAGATTCTTGTTTTTTAGCCGTCCATGTTCATATTGACCGACAATTCTGTTACAACCATTACAAAGCAATCCACGTGGTAGATGAACAAACGGGTCTTCGTCTACACAAAAATAAGTAGAGAACATTGTACAATGGCGGCCACAAATAGCACAGCAACCATTTTGTTTGTAAAGTAGTTTTTCATAAATTTTTGGTGTTATGCCATATTTTTGCCAGTAATGCCGTGACCGCATTATCTTAGCTACTTTTTCGGGATTCAGTTTATACCACCGGGCAGCGTTTGCAATCATTTCTTTTTTATGTGTTTGATAATACTGATTCATGTTTTAATTGTATCATACTTTATAATACATGTCAAGTAAAATCTGGCAAAATTTTCAAATTTTTTGTGGGACAGGATTCAGACTTACGATAGTCAATACACTTCCGTAGACTGATTGCACATTGTCGCTGCAAGTGATAGTGTCCTCGTTTATCGACAGTCTGTCGCCAGACAGCATAAGAACATTTAGCATACTTTCGGTGCATCATTCCAACCGTCCTCGCTCAGCATATAGGGCTGTCCGGTCAGCATACGCTCTATAACAGCCGATATGAATGTTTCTTGTCCGTCTGCCATAGCTAACAAATTTTGATACGTTTTTTCGTCTATTGCAATAGTACGCGGACTTTTGAAAGTAAAAGAGCTTTGTGATAAATCTGCAAGATATAGGCGATTGTTTTTGCACACCGGGCAATCCCAATATTTTATTGCAGGCTGGACGGAATAGTCAACATGTTGTTTGCAATGGCCATTACATTTTCTACAACGAACATCAAAGCCCCGGCCTTTATGATATACATAGAAATCGCTGATTTTCATAGTGTATCCTAAAATGAAAGATTATACTTTCGATTTTGGTATTATACCATATTGACTAAACAATGTCAAGAGAATTTTCTTCGATTTTCGATTTTCTCTCGCCCTCTTCTACCTATACACACACACTATACATACACACACACACTATACCTATACTCATATACTCTATACTAAAATCTTTACTTAATAATGTAAAAATACTATGTTTACCTGTATATAGTCATTCATTGTAGTATATTGGCAGCTTTTCAATCGTTCACATATTATAGGTAAAATTGAAATATACGAGTACGTTGTAAAACGTCAAAAAAAGTGTACTATTTGAGGTAGTACACTTGTTATATAAATATCTAACAAACAGGTGGGTTGTCCTAGTCTCCCCTCCGCAACGCAGCACATTATAACAAACTTGACAGTCAGCCTGCTTTGTTTGTAACAATTATAACATCTTTAACAATCCTCCCGCAACGTGCCGGTTGTAATGACTGTAATGGCAATTTAATGTTGTTATATAAATATCTAACATCCGATAACCTGTTATATAAATATCTAACAAGGCAAGGGCACAGGGCAGACCGCGTGAGTTTGTTAGATAGATAACTAACACGCAACACCTACCGGCGGGTATCACCCTTCGATTGCCGGACGCGAGTTGGGTCCCCCCTGCACCCCAGAGGGGGTCAACACGTTACATTTTGTAACGGTTCAACGTTAAGGGTCCTACCAGACATAACAATTGTATAATGTATATCACAGGGTCCCCCAGGGCATATACATTTGTATTTGTGTTGCATATAAACGTGTTGATGCAATACAAAAATGGTTGTGTTGTATGGGCGGCCCCTTGGCCTTGCCCCTTGGGTCCTTCTATATGAATTTTTTATGAAATTTTTTTATGAAAATGTGAAATTTGTCTTGACTTTTGGACCGCGATATGATATAATACAAGTATTCAAATGGTGAAGGATTGACATGTTAATCTTTGTGGCCATTTTTGTTCTCAAACTCATTGAAAGTACCATCAGTACACGCCAATATCAGGAAATGGCCTTTTGTAACAGATACAAGGCTACTATTTTAGCGTTGATTTCTTGTTCTTTGTGGATTATTATACTCAAAATAGCAATTTTGGACGGAGTTTGGGGTTTAGTAGTATATACTTTGGCGTATACATCCGGGGTTTTTCTGGGGATGAAGGGAAAACCTTTTAGATGATATTAAAAGACCTTACAGGTCAGAGATTCGGACGTTTGATAGTTTTAGAACGAACTGGCACTGATACCCACCATGTACAATGGTTGTGTAAATGTGATTGTGGGAAAACAACAATAACTAATGGTGATAGTTTAAAAGCAGGTTTAACTGAATCTTGTGGTTGTTTACATAAAGAAATAATGAATGAACAAAAAGGAAGACCAAAGAAATCAGATGAAGTGGTTACATTGACCGGACTATATGCACAATATAAATCTGGTGCAAAAAAACGAAATTTGTCTTTTGCTTTAACAAAATCTGGATTCAAACAAATTGTTTTACAGGATTGTTTTTATTGCGGATGCAAACCTGAAAAGAGAACGAGAAAATATTATGGGTTGCCCCGTAATTTTGAATATAATGGGATAGACCGATTAGATAATTCTAAAGGATATGTTCCTGGTAATTGTGTACCGTGTTGCAAAATATGTAATTTTATGAAAAAACGATTATCTTTGACAGAATTTCTTGAAAAAATAAACCGTATAGCAGCAAAATTTGGTATGTGGTCAAATAGGAAATGAAGGTCAAAAACATGGCCATTTATTCTATCTGTGCTGATGTGAATGATATTATTGAAGAAATTATAGAAGATGGGTTTGATGATACAGAAGAAAGTGAATGATGATGGGGGGGGGGCAACGGCACATTGATTTATTGTCAAGATTGTATATGTTGGTTGCCGGTCGATGATTTAGGTGAATGTCATAGACGAAGACCGGACGCTGTATCGGATAATCCAAGTTTTACTACATATAGTTTGAGTTGGCGAAGTACAGGTCCTAATGACTGGTGTTACGAAGGAATTGCAAACGATGGTTACAGTGGGCCATTAGTTACATTTGAGGATGATTTTTCAGTCGGATGGTTTGTTGACCACTCGTTTACTGCGAACATATTTTCTGATGATTTTGAAAGTGGAGATACATACGAAACGTTATTGGTAATGCAGGAATTATTTGATATGGATTGGTTTACTAATAATACTTTTGGTGTGAGTTTGATGTCCGAAGATTTTAATAGTGAGTGGTTCGTAGAAAATGACTATTCTCCTGTATTTGTGGAGGATTTTGAAACCGGAGGTATTTGGTAAATGGCAAGAACCGATTGGAATATTACGGGTACAGGTGGAATTGCTATTATAGATGAGACCGGGTCTAAAAGATGTCAATTGACTGGAACGAAGTTGATGTTGTGGAATGGCCGGTCAGATTTAATAAACGTAGAAATTATTTGTGAATCTAAATATAGTACATCAAATACAAATGCAGGTGGTGCGGTCGTTTTACGCAGTGATGCAACCGCAAATAATTGTTATCGTCTTGTAATATATGGTGCAACCACAAGAACTTACTATATTCAAAAAGTAGTTGCGGGTGTTGTAACTAATCTTGGGTCTTATACATCGACAATTGGATATAGTATATATGGTAAGACCAGATTTAGAGTAGACGGATACCAGTTGTCTGTAGATGAATGGGAAAGTGGGGCGTGGGTAAATAGAATAACTATTGATGATACTTCTCAGGCATGTACTACTGGATATGTCGGTTTGATGGGATATTCTACTGCGGGATATTATGTAGTATATGATAATGTCGAGGTCCGGGAGAAAAGTTAATGTGGCCGTTTTCTGGAATACAGACTATACATTGTGATTTACACGATTGCGATATTAAAGTCTATCCAATCGAAGAACAAGATAAGTTTATAGATGATAATAGTCCAGATATAATTGTTTTTAAAGGTATTGGACTGAAACGATATATAGATGGTAAATGTGATATAAATTGTCAAACTGTATTGGAGAATATATAATGCCTACTACATTTGGAAATCTTGTACTTGAACTTGCAACTGATGGGTCTTTTGTTTTGACGAAACCGACTATTGTGTGGAAGTTCAGTAAATCTCAACTTGAAACAGAGATTGAGAAATTGGAACATGAGTTGGCAGAAAAACAAGAATTACTTGCCCGTATTTCGGCGATGGAGGCCCAGGCATGAGTAACCAAGTTAAACTTAATGATAATAATGGAAATATTGTAGGTGTAGGCGTTACGTCTGTTGACCCGTTTAGTAACTCTACTCTGCGGGCCAGTACAAAACTCAGTGGTGGGACTGCGGATACTGCTGAATCAATGACGGTTGTAGGTGGTGGTATATATGCGGTTACGGCATATAAAACGGGTGGATTCTATTTTGGTATTGCTATTTGTACTACCGCCGCGAATGTTAGATGGGTATGTCCATTGTATCAAACGGTCGTTTTTAAGATACCTGAAGGGACTACTACATTACATTTTTGTCCAGACACTACTTCTGCTCTTGGTTTTATACGGAGAATTGCATGAAAAAGTTGTGTAAATATCTTCCGTGGTTGGTGTTGGTTTTGATGTGTACGTGGTGTATAACTTTACCATCACGGACTAAACTGTCGAAAACTGTGGCAAAAGTAATTCCGGCAGTTGTACACATTTCCTGTTCTGGTGGTTGGCAAGGTTCAGGTGTAATTGTAAATAGACAAGGATTAGTTGTTACTGCTGGTCATGTTATTGATACGTTGCCAGCAATATATACTGTAACATTGTCTAATGGTAAAAAGTATGTTACAGATAAAAGCTGTTCTTTACGACAATACGATATAGGGTTTTTACAATTAGAAGATGTAAATAATTTTCCTTATGTAGAAAAGACCGTTACATTAAATTCACTGAGAACAGGTGATTTTTTATTTGCAATAGGTAGTCAGTTTGGTAAAGAAGGGTTCAATTCGGTTACAACTGGGGTTTTGTCTGCACGCAAACGAAATTTTGGTAGTGTGATTCCTACTTGGTCTGTTTTATTCCAAACTGATGTAGGAGCTAATTCGGGTAGTAGTGGAGGACCCGTTTTTACCACTGATGGATATTTGGCGGGTATTGTTGTGGGTTCGGCAACGCAAATATATGCCGGAATTATTTATTGCGTACCATTTGATATAGTAAATAAATATTTGGAAACTGCAAAAATTGCATTGGCCTTGGAGAACATACAAGTTTCTGATATACCAGTTGTTGACCCATACTATAATTACAAAGATGATAATGAATATTATTTTATTCCTGGAGATAAGTAATGCCTTTATTGGGTGGCAAGAAAAACATAGGTAAAAACATAAAGACCGAAGAGGCACACGGAAAACCACATAAACAGGCTGTGGCTATTGCCCTTGATGTAGCGAGACGAAGTGGTACAAACATTCCGAAGAAACATAGTGATAAAGATATAGAGAAAAGGGTCGCGAAGAGAATAAAGAAATTATATGGCTAAGAGTTTGGATAGATTGGTTACAGAAAACCTACGGCAACTCGCTTCTGAGAAAACAGAGATAGGTTCGGACGGCGAAACTCTAATTTCCCGTGCAGCTAAACTTGCTTTAACAATGTGGCATATTGCGTTGGGTACGGGTCCAATTATGCAGGATTCTAAAACAGGTTTGCCAAAACGACCTAAACCTGATGCTGAGATGATAAAAATAATACTTGAAAGACTTGAAGGTAAAGTTCTTAGTACGGAGGAACTGCAAAAGAAGGACGAAAGTATACCCGATAGGATTAGTAGAATAGGCCGCGATAGAGTGAACAAAATAAGTGGAGAAATGAAAAACGAGTAAGAAAGAAAGAACTTTGACTCAAGAAAAAAAGGATGCCTGGACCTGGTTTTCTAAATTCATTCGTGCCCGCGATTGTCTCGCAACCACAGGAACTACAACTGAAGGAAAGTGCATAACTTGTAATGAAGTGTTTCCAGTATCACGTTTACAGGCCGGACATTTTGTATCGAGTAGAACTGATATAGTTCTTTTTAATGAAAATATAACTAATGCTCAGTGTTACAGATGTAATATTGTTTTGAACGGTCTTTGGCCTGTTTATTATGCAAAAATGTTGGAAAGATTTGGACAGGAAAAAGTAAATGAACTGATTCATTTGTTTTTTCAACAAGACGATGAAGAATATACAATCGAAGATTATCAACAATTAGCAAAGATTTATAAAGAAAAATATGAGCGGCTCCTCGTTCAAACCTAATTTTGATTGTCCGTTAGAATTTCCAGAACGGTATAAAGATATTAAGACTGGAATTTGGATTCCTAAGCATCCCGGTCCAAACAAAGAATGGCGAGAAAAACTATTACGAGATGCGGAAACTGATGTTGGTTTCCAAAAGGAATTACTTGCGGCGTGTAAAGAGAGTTATTTATTTTGGACAAACGCCTTTGCTTTTACTTACCATCAAAAAGAGGTTGACCCTGTTACACACAAACCACGGCTTGCTGATATTACTGATTGTCCGATGATTACTTGGCCTATACAAGACCAGGTGTTTGATTTTATTAACGAATGTTTTGTAAATGCAGAAGATGGACTTATACATAAATCAAGGGATATGGGAGCCAGTTGGATTTGTTTAGATTATTTACATTGGTTGTGGTTGTTTAGACAAGGAACAGAAATACGATTGATGTCCAGACAAGAAGGATTGGTAGATGGAAATTCTGATTCATTATTCTGGAAATTAGATTATATAAACAGATGGTTGCCCAATTGGATGTTACCGCCAAATGTACTTACGCTTGGAAAAGATAATAGAACTAAGTTACGAATGTATAATGAAATAAACGGTTCTACTGAAGCTGGAGAAGCTACTACCAGCGTATCATTATCTGGTGGTCGTGCTGCTATATTGTTTCTCGATGAGTTTGCTAAAGTGCAGAATGGTGATAAAATTCGTAGTTCCACTCGACCTGTAGCTGCGTGTAGAATAATCAATTCGACATCATTTGGCGGCGGAACTGAGTATGCACGATGGAGAAAATCAGGACAGATTAGAACGTTTGCTTTAATGTTCTGGAATCATCCTGAAAAAGGTAGAGGCCGTTATATTACTCAGGACGATATTGGTAATTATCATATAAGGTCCCCGTGGTTTGATAATGAGGAAAAATTTTGTACTCCGCAGGAAATGGCACAGGAAGTTCTGGCTGAGGATATTGAATCAGGCCAAACCGTGTTTAATATATCAAATATAGAAAAACACATGGCATTACATTGTTCTGAACCACGGATTCAGATGAATATAAAACTGAAGGGTAAAATTGCTGATGATTTTATAAAGGAATATATAAGAAAGAAAGATATAAATGCGGTTGATTTTAGACAAGTTAAGGAGGGCAAACTATTGGTGTGGGGACCACTTATTCTTGGTCGACCAGACCAATCAAAACATTATATCTTTGGTATTGATACGTCTAAAGGACAAGGGGCGTCAGAAAGC